GCTCTTGCATCAATCCCTTTTGGATGTACTTATTATTGATTTCACTTCGGTAACCGTAGAAATTCTCCTTTGCAATCTGCTTAATGTAACTCTTCGCAGTTGCTCCCATTTCATTCTTGCCTCGGCCATTAGTCATCAACTTGCCGATGGAGGATGGATGCCACTTCATACTTCTAATGCTTTAAGTTGTACCTCAGTCAATGACCATTTCTCAATCAATTGCTCCTTTGTGTACTTTCCTGCTTGAATGGATGCCACTGCAGATTCAAATCTCGCATTGTCCAACGCAGGTTTAACCGGTGCGACTGCAATCGATGCTGCCTTCCCATCATCATCCACTGCTTGAAGTGAGAGAAGTGATTGCAATGTACCTCTTCGGAAGTAAGTCACCGCACTCAACACCTTTTGTGGATCAGTAATAATCGGTAAGGTCATGAATGACTCAACCATCTCACCTGAATCGATGTCAATGATTCTCGTCACCACATCATTTCCAACTATTGGCTGAAGCAATATCAATCCATTCTCCAATAGAATCGGCTCGACTGCGGTGAGCAGTGCATTGATGTCGGCATATGACTTTTTGAAATGTGGATTCGTTGCATTCTTTGCAACCTTTCCAATCTGCGACTTGGCAGTGTGCAACTTTTGGTACAGTGTTGCGACTGTTTTTTCTTGTTTTTCCATTATTTAGCGTGTTAAATTTCAATAAAGATAATAAACTATTTTAATTCAGCAATGAAGTTATCATAAAATTCAATGAAATCATCAAAAGTTCTTGAGATATAGTACACTCCTCCAGCATCTTCAATCATTTTCTGATATACTTTTTGTGCATCTGATTGCCTATCCTTCCCATACTTCACCTCAATCTTGACTGATCGTCCTCGAATGGTTGCCGATATATCTGCGGAACCTGGTGTTCCCGTTCCTTTGGTCCATTGACCTCCCATCTCTACTCCATCGGTACGGTATTTCTTGCGATACACTCCCATTGTATTGATTCGCTCCGCTTGGCATCCACTCATTTGAAGGAATCCGCAGATTGATTTGGTGAGTGCATTCGCTGAGTTATCCTGCCAATTGGTGAGGAATGAATCGATGTATGGCATCTTCGGATACTTCGCTCGTGTGAGAGCTCTTTCGAGGTCTTTGATTCGTTCTTTGTTTTGTTTGGTCATAAGTTAGTTTTTTTAAGTTCATTAAATGTCCTTCCTTCATAAATATCTTTGATAATTTTCCATCTTATATATTCACGAATTGTCAACCAATATTTAGGATTGTTCGTGTTTGTGTAAAATTGAGCAGCTTTAAATTCAATCAGTAAAATTCTTTTATTAAGCATTAAACTTCCTCTCATTCCATTAATATCAATGCTTACTTTTATATATTCCTTTGTCATATCTCCTTTGCTTTATCGTTTAACTCATCCCAAATGTCATCCGGATCACTTGGTGTTTTATCGGTCCTTCCGTATTCAATCCATCTCCGGTTGTTTGTTTTATTCTCAGTGATTTGATGCCCATGGTAATGGCCAAAGATACTAAGCCATTGAGAGAATTTCTTTTTGCTCAGTTTAGCATAATCAGTATACTCATTAGTGAATGCCTCATGAAGCTCGTCTTTGTACAACCGTACATTGAGAGGAAGATTCCCATCATTTGACCAATCGTAAAACTCAAAACACGTTTCCTTGATGAATTTACGCACATCCAGGTTGGTGAATTCATGAGATACCAATCCATTCTTTAGGTAATATTGACAGCATTGAATCATGAAATTATCAAACATAATCCACTGCTCATCATTCCAATCATCAAATAACATATGACCGAACTCATCCAATGGTGATCGTGTGTGACCAAAATAGTTGCTCATCTCCACTTCAAACTTCCTTCTCTCAAATGAGCCACCCACTCCACCAATCGTGTAGTTGGTTGTTATGATAATCTTCGGTGATTTGTTCACTGGTATCTTGATGGCATCTTGGCCTTTGTATTCCAATGTGATTCCTTCAGTAATTAATGAGAAGAGATTCTCAAAGTTGAAGTTCTTTTTCACATCATCAAACACCAAGAGCTGAGTATCCGTTGAAACAGTTTGATACGGGAATCCTTTGGTGAATTCAAATGTCTTTCCATCAATTGATGCTACCTTTTTTAACTTAGCAAGTGCATTCCAAAACAATCCCTTTCCACTTCCTCCATTTGGATTCTCTGAAATGGTTTCATCGTTGAATATGATTGCCTTGTTACTAGCTGAGGTCTTGTATGAATGCATCAAATATCCAATCACCGACTTGAATGAGTTGTATTTCGCTGAATCTTTACCACTTACCAACCATAGGAATGTTCTGAACTCACTTTTATGGTGATCACTAGCAATATATTCCCGGTCAATTATCTGCCTCTTCCATACATATCCATCCAGGTCAATGTATTCATGCTTGAATATCCCTTGCTTGGTGATTTCCACCGCACAATTGCGGTAATATAGATAACATTTCTCCGCAGTATCCTCCATCATCTCAACTTGAGCACTGTCCAACATCGAAAGGAATTCAGATGTGAAGTATTTGGTTGCACCTGCCATCAAATCATACGGTTGGAATCCAATCTCTTCCCTAGATAGCAGAGAGCTGAGGGTGAAATCCTTGATTCTCTTCTCATTTGTTTCCTCAATTAAATTCTGCTCCTTCTTAATGAATGAGTAAGTATTGGAATCAGCAGGAAAATACTTGAAAAAGTTGTTTTGTTGGAGCCAAAATTTATATTGATGGATGCTCAATTGAATTCGATTCTGATTGTTGTAAGTCCAAAAGTCCTCAATATTTCCGGTTTCCTTAATGGCATCAACGCACTTTTCAACCTCATCTTGAGTAAACTCCGGAAGTATCTTGATGATATCGTTGGTCTTTTTACCTGCTCGAATGTGTTTTTCAATCTTCGCCCTGGATGTATTATCTTCAAAGTACCTGGTCCCGAATTGGGATGTCTTGGAATATGCTGATTTGATTATCTTTCGAATCTCATTCTCTTTCCCACCTTCATCAAATCGAAGCATCACATTCTCGCATTCAGTTTTCTGAATTCCAAAGTCATTGAATGCAGCTGCAAGTTTAAATAGGTTATTGTTCTTCTCACCTGGCACCATTCCATACTTCCGTTCCCACCATTTCATCAAGTTGTCAATGATACGGTTGTCCGACTTGATTGGAATCATCACATCCATCGAGCCAATTTCCTCAATCTCCGGCTCCTCGATTTGAGTCCACATGATTGAATCTTGGTTGATGTAAATATCCGGATCATATGACTCAAAACAAAATCGGTCAAGATTACTCCCTGAACTATCCCAATAATCTGAATCAAAGTAAGTTCTCAAGGCATCAAAATATCCTTTGAAATCTCCCTCAGTTGGAATCTTGACCAATGCCTTCACTCCTTTTCCGCTTGGCGATATCCACGCACTGAAAACATAGTTGTTGAACATCAATGCATCCTTGAATTGAATCGCCTCAGCGGTGTGACTCATGTTGTCAAAGTCCAACACCATCAATCCGGACCTTTGTTCGATACCTTTTACTGAACGACTCTTGAAAGTCCCATTGAAACAAACACCAGGAAGCTGATTCTTGTATTGTTTCTGCTCATCCTTAGTTGCACAAGCTCTGATTTGCTCAACCAATTCCTTTGACTTACCATCTCGAATCCTTTCGAGGCAGTAAAGAGCTGATTTGTTGAATGGATTTGTGGTATCCGTTACCTTCTTAAAAATTGATACGATCATAACGAATTTAATTTATTTTGATATGCTAAATGAGCATCGTATTCATTAGTGAATAATCCTAAGTAATATTTTTTACCATTTATGATAATAGATGCTCTCCATTTTTTATTATCTTCTTGCCAATGCACACCTGTATATTTAGAGGTAGATTTTATATGCTTTTTATTAGCATTTTCTCTTTGAGTTACAATTCTTAAATTTTCTACCCTATTATCTAATCTATTATTATTTATGTGGTCTACAACTAATTTTAATCCGCAAGGCTTATGATTTAAAAATGATTCAGCAACTAATTGATGAATGTCTCTTGTGATAGTTTTATTATCATAAAGCCCAACAATAAAATAACCTCTTGTTCCTATTCTTTGCTTTAAAATAAGTTCTTTATTAAACCTTAAACTTTTTACTTTACCATATGAGCTAACCTCATAAACTCCTTCAAAATTTGGAATTGGTCTCCATTCTTCTTTTTCCATAACTGCATTTTATGTTAAACAAAAAATCCCCTTGAACTTTCGTGAATGCAGCACTACTAATCCAAGAGGATTCTAATAATTTTTTTAGTGTCTCTGCATTTGACATACAAATATAATAATTAATCTTTAATCTGATACAAAATACACTTTATTTTCAATTAGTACCTCAATGTGTACCTAAATGTGTACCTACTAAAATTCAATGTTTATTGGTGTTTCAGCGGTTTTGGTACACATTTTCACGTTTTTTTGGGATTTTTTGAAAATATTTATTTTTCCAATTCTCAAAATAATTTAATTCATATAAGTATATGACCTAAAATGTGTACTTAAGTACCTATTTTATTGCTCAAGTGAAAGCAATTCCTCATATTCATTCCTCAGCACTCTCCTTTTGATTGCTTTGAGCTGATTGTACGATCTACATTTGAGGATATCATCTTTCAAAAATCGTAATTTCTTGACATTAGCACTTCCTTGAAGCTCATCGATATCATCCTGGATTACGGTGATATAATATGTATCACCACTCTCAACGGACCAATGATGTTGTTTGATGTTATGCATAACCGTTGCATGACCTCGATTGAAATACTCACCAATGGAATGAAATGGGAGATTCAATGCTCTCAATTCAGCCATTAGATACCTTCTTCTCATTGTCAATACCTGGTGTCGACTCGTTACATCCAATGCATCTCTTTGGATGATGTGTTTGATTGCTTTTATTTTATCCTGCTTGTTCATCTTCTGCATTTTGTAGCCATTGTCTGAAGGCCATTTGTATATCCATTTGTTGATTCCATATCTCTGCTCCGGCATCATCGAGCAATCTCTTATCACTTCGCCGAATCTCATCGAGTAGCATATTCGCCTTTTGTTTTATTGACTTTGTGAATATCTTCTCATCATTCATGTCCTCGATGAAGTCACCAATCACCGGAAGTATTCCAACGATTGCAAGTATTTTTGTTGATGGTTTCATGATATTTCCTTATAAAATTCCTCTTTTGTTACTGATTTCACATCAAATTGATTTTGATTAAATGTGATATTTACGCTGAAATAATCTCCATTTTTTTTGAGGAATGAACAAAATTCACGAGCAATATGATACAATGCAAAATCACAATTAATCAATATGTATTTTGGTTCTTTCATATCGGCTCCACTTTAAATTTTCCAACTGTACAAAGGCCTCGATTCAATAGATCCGATTTCTTCCAATAGCACAATGATTTGCTTGGAAACGTCCAGGATTGAATGACTGTCTTTCCCGAATAGTAACTTAGCTTATACATAGCGACACTAATTTAATGATGATTAATACTGCTGCGATACCAAGGCTCAATGCAATTCCAAGCATCGATGCTTCATGGTTTTCTTTTCTTTTATAGCTCATATTTGTATTCTTTGTTGAATGTAATCAATCATATCTTTTACCTCTTGAGCCATTTCATCAATACCATCATTGTATGCGGTATTTATTTTGCTTGATGAATTATCATATTTCACAATAAAATGAATCAACTTTTGTTGAGTTGGTGAAAGCGTTTCAATTAATTCATCAAGTACATATTCATTTAATACCTGAACATAACTCATTTTTAACTTATCCGCTTTTTGCAATATCTTTCTCGCTTCCTCATCGTGATTAATTGCCTTTTCAAATTTTACATCTATTTTCATAACTTCTGATTAAATTTTATTTCACAAATTCTTTTATACAATTCCTCATTGAATGTACCTCTGATGTGTTCGTGTGATGACTTGGTTGTCCAAAACCTTTTCATCCTTTGCAGTTTAAATACCATATTCTTCCCAATCAATTTCATCGTTATCATTTCCCCAGGTGTACTCACTTAGGAAATCTCTTTCATCCATTAGGTGCTCAATCATTCTGAGCATCCATTCCTTATATCCAGGATCAAACTCCATGACCTTATCATCGGGGAATTCATCGGTCCACCACACTCCACTCTTTACATTGATATCGATATCATATCGAGCGGTTTCAAAGTCATAGTTGCTTTTCCACCAATCAATGTCAATTTGGAAATATATTGCTCCAATTTTATAGTGAGCTTCCATTGAGCAGTTGTCCACATCCATGAAGTCCAAATCAATTCTCTCTACTTCTTTTTTCCAATTCATTTCGCTGAGTTTTTAGTGATGAGTTCACCGTACTTCTCCAATACCGGTGACTGAACGTGTTTTTCTTTGATTTGCGGGACTTTATTGGTTTGGCAATAGTCAGGTTGCGTAGCGGTAAAGTAAAGCATCACAGTCCAAAATAATGTGAATGCAATTGCACCACCAAGAAAATCCTTTTGTGTTTCGTTTAGTGTTTTCATATTCCTCTTAATTTACAAACTAGTTTATTAACTGATGACCATCTAGCAACTGCGATATCCGTAAAAGGATCACGCATTCCAAATTTGTCAATACATTCCATCATTTCTTTCCATAATTGCTTTTCTTCTGCAATCATAATTTGAATCATTTCTTGTTTTTTCATAGCGTTTTTTTAATTGTTTACTCCACAAAGATATGAAAGGTTTCATAAATGCAAAACTTTTTCAACTTTTTTTTCAGTTTTGAACAAAATTAATTGTGAATGCTATACCCGATAAGGTATTAATGTAAAGGAAATTTACTTAATTATACCCTTTAAGGTATAAAAACACTTAATGAAGTTGAAATACGTCTATTTTGCGTATAAATTCGAATAGATACGGATATACAATTGCCAATAAATTAAAATAATGGCCAATGTTTGTCACAAAACAAGGGTAAATTTGTGAAATTCTTGTCACAAAATAAGGGTAAAACCTTAAAAATATTTCAAATTCTCAGGTTATACCCATAAAAAAAGGGATACCATTTCTGACATCCCCCTTTACACACGCTAATGAGTTGCTAATTTACAAAGGAAATTTGATTGAATCGATACTTTTGTGCATTTTTCTTATGCCTTCTCTCTTGATTTCTTTGGCGTTTATCTTCAGTATCCTTCCTCCGGTTGGCTTGATGGGAGCTCCACGCTCAACGTGCCATCCTTTGGAGCCATCACCGTACTCTTCTTTGTAAGTTCCAGTGAGCATGAGGTGGATGTTTTTGTGGTGATTCACATATCCATGCTTCGGTGAATGAACAACCGTATCTCTCACATCATTTCTACACGCGTTCTCGTGGATATGTCCCATGGTGAACACATCAAAATCCTCATACATCTCCAATGACCTGGTCAAGTTGATTGCTCCCTTGGTCACGATTCCTCCACCGCCTGATCCATGGAAGTATTTTATCTTTGTTGTGGTCCATGTACTCGCATTGTATTTCTGATGAATGATAAGCCATCCACCATAACCTCCGGTCATTACACTGCTTCCATTCTTGTAATTAAGTAGGTCAACGAATCGCTGAAGGATATCCGTTTCTTGATACTTTATGATGGCAGTTTCATGATTCCCGTATCCGATGACAGTGAGGATGTGAGCATATGGACTAAACCATTCAACCGCAGTTTCAACGATTGAATCCAAATACTTTGCGTTGTTGTGCTCAGGTCGGATGTCGGACTTGTTTCCTCTACGATCACCTTTCCCTTGCATCAAACAAAAGAAGTCACCATTCACCATAACCTTGATATCATTCTCAAGGCAGTAATCAAAATCACGCTTCAATAAATCCCAATCGCATTTTGGATTGTCCCAGTGAAGGTCGGACATCATTGCAAGTTGAACGGTTGCTCCATCAAGATGAAGCTCGTGAATGTTTTTAGAGTGCTTTTTGAGCATATTGGAAAAGATATTTAGTGAACAATCCGAGTCCAAATCCCATAACAAACAACCAAATATTTGCTTTCGATTTCTTCTCGCTTTTATATTTGGCAACTTCTATTCTTTGAGTTTGGCGGATAGTGTCACGAGTAATCTTATACTCAATTCGAGTTTGCCATCTTGTTTTTGGCACAAACGATGTATTGTATTTGATGACCGTATCCTTTTGAACCAATACCTTCTCCCAAAAGATGGTGTCATTCCTTGAATAAGGTATTGAATCAATGGTGGTGATTCTTATCGTATCTGAATTCTCATCGCAACGATATCCTTTATTCATTGCCTTGACCACATGATAATGAGCAGAGCAAGAGCAAAGCAACAAAGCAGATGTGATAAATACTAGCCTCATTTATATGGAATATATTTTGTAGATCCACCTTGTTTGATAGCTTTAAGGATTTGCTTACGTTGTTTTCCCGTTGATTCGTAACTAACATGCACCCAATCCGGATTGGAATCAGTACCAAATTCCCAAATCATTTGATCAAATACCAGGTTATCCTTGATGTAGTCAAAAACTTGTTTGTTAGTGATGCTCGTTCCATCCATATCAATATCAATCGCTTCGCCCGTACAATGTTGCGAGGACAATGAGCCACCAACTGCCTTGTTCAATGCTGCCGAGCGGTACCCGGATGAGATATGAATCGGAATACCGAAGTGTTCTCTAATAGGTTGGAACACGTTCTCAGCTAACTTTTTAAAGTTCTCTAAATGTTCAGGTGTTGGCATATTGCTGATGCCTTTACGTTTTGCAGTTTCGCTCCTTGTTACTTCTGCTAATGCTAAATTTTTACTTAGTTGCATATTATTGGTTTTTGTCTTTGAAAATTTTGTCTACTGATGCCAATCCAAGGCATCCAAAGGATAACATTGCCACTGCATTTACCAATGTGTCTGATGGCTTAATGTCACCATGCGAGTAACTATTGACGTACATGGTTACGCATAATGTCATACCGGATACAATACCGATAAAACGCTTGGATGAAAAGTTTCCTTTCTCATCTTGGAATAATTGTGAAATAAATTTCTTCATAATTTTAGTTTATTTAATTTAGGCCTGGATGGAAGTGCGATATCAGTATGCCATCCATTTCTTGGCTCTTTATCCTCTTGATTATTTGTATCGCAACTTTTATAAAATAACAAATCACCCGTGTAATCATCTTTTCTCACAACGTATTTGGATAAATCCACTGCAACAACTTCATTGTTGGTGTATGAATAATATATCCAAGCACCTTCCTTTGACCTTTGAATCAACCATTCACTGATTGTATCAAGCCTGTCATCCTTTACAAATTGAGTTTCAATGATCGTTTGATATTCCGTATAACGCTGAGTGTAATAAACAAGTAAGGTATCTCTGAGCTGAATGATTGAATCCTTTACTTTGGTTTCTTGCTTGAATGCTGCAATCTTCGCCTTTTGGCTTTCAAATATAGCATTGATATCATCCGCTTGTTTCACAGTCAATATCACTACACTGTCACCTTTAATTACCGTCTTCAGTGGGTAGCTTGATTGGCTGAAAATCGAATTCATCACCATTAGAAATACGAGCATTTGTAGCTTGTTCATTGGTCAACTCTTTTTTAATCTTTTTTACGATGCTTTTTGTACTATCCAGGTCACCGATAACCTCACTTACCATCTGTTGCATTTCTGCCTTCTCATCAACTAACTCACTATTCTCTGCCTCTAAGGTAGCGACACTCGACTTGAGTCCCTTATTCTCGCTCTTTAAGGCCTTATTTGCGGTTGTTAGATTAGCATTGTCCTCTACCACCACAACGTGCTTGTGACCGCTTGAGAATACCTGAACGCAAATCAAGGAAATAAACGAAGCTCCGATGATAAGCAGTTTCTTTTTCATTTCTTTCCGAATAGCATCAACACGGTTTCTTTTAAACTCTTTGAGCTTTCAGTGCTTTCCTTTAATGTATTCTGCACATCGCTCTCAAGTTCCTTGACTCTTGCTTTGAGATCATCCTCGCTTTTCATTAAGCGATTCAAGAACATCCAACAAAGATACCCTAAAGCCAGGACTGCGAATCCCAGGATTCCATAATCGGCTAATGTATCAAATATCCCAAATGACATTTACTTTTTCTTTTCGTCCAAATGGCGTTTGATAAACATCCAAGCGACATACCCTAATGCCAATAATACTAATCCTCCGACACCATAATCGGCTAATTGACTAAATACACCAAAATCAGGTGTTGTTGATGTTGTATCCATTATTTTAAAATTAATTGTTTTACTGCATCTGATAATTCACTCACATTTTTTGCAAGGTTCTTAATTTCGAGTTGCGTTTGAACTTGAATTGTTTCAAATTTCAACCTACTTTCCTGCTCTACTAGTTCAATTTTACCTTTCAATTTACCGAGTTCTTCAGTATTCTTGCGAACATCGTTATGGATTATCTTTAAAAAGTATCCGATGATTCCGATTGAAGTTATAAATGCGTATTGTAGAAATTCAGACATTATAAAACTAGTATTTGATTGTTATATCCGTTATCAGTTGGGTATCCACAAGTCCACACTCCATTCATGAAGCAATTTCCAACGCACATATGACACTCAATTTGAGGTCTTAAATCCGTATCGCGATTCTCATGGGATGTGAAGAGTGGAAATTCTGCCTTGTTCTTTACCAGGTAGCGAATCAATCTCATTTCAAAGAATGATGCCTTTTGTGCATAATGCTCCATGCCGAATGCAACATCTGAACGCGATACACTGGATGAGTTATCACCGAATTGAGTTTGAAGTCCTTTGTTCTTGAGTTGATAAGTCAATCCAAAGATTGCATCTTCAGCTGAACGCCACGCCACAACCGGTTGAATGAATAGAACAAGAGCTTCCTCTTCAG